ATCAAAGAGTGGGAAGTTGCATTAATTCAGCAATTTGCAATAGTCCCATTTATTGGAAACGTCGAGGGTGGTATGTTGCCAAAGGATCAAATCAAGCAAGGGATTATGCGATTTGATTCTATTCGTAATGGAGGCCGATACCGCATTGTTTACGTACCGGGTTCTACTATGGATGACGGACCAGAGGCTAGATTGCAAAAGTATTCAGCACTGCGTCAAATGGGCGTGTTTGGCGACCCTATGGATCCAGAGACTAACAAGTTGTTTGTTGAATTGGTAAATATGCCAGAAACATCACGCATACTTGATCACCTAGATATTCAAAATGAAAAAATGGCTGCAGCACAACAGCAACAAATGGCTATGCAACAGCAGCAACTAGAAATGCAGCAACAGGCTGCATTGGCTCAACAACAGCAAAAGAATCAATATGATTTCCAAGCTGAAGAGCACAAGGCGCAATTAGACATCTTGAAAAAGAAAGCCGAAATTGCATCCAAGCTTGAAGCAGACATTGCACTGGCAACAGCCAAGGCTGGCATTGAGTCCCAGATGAATGAAGACATGGCAATGACTGAGTTAGGCAAGCAACAGGTTATGAGTGAACTGCAGCCGAATATTGGCATGCAAGAAAATAAGGGGTAATATTTAAATGTCCGACGAGATGGTGATGCGAACTACTGATTCACCAGCAGTAGCGACGGAGGGGAGTTCATCTTCCATATACTTGCAGAGCGACAATAGTTCTTACGCCGAGAACGCACCTGACGACATGGCGTTAAATAGTCAGGAGTCCAACACAAGTGATGACGATTTATCTTGGATTGAAGAGTATCTAGGAAACAGCAGCGACACTGATAGCGTAAGTCCTGACAATGAAATTAGGCAGCGGCTTTTTGATGCACTTGGAAATCAAACAGATGTACCCAGTGTTCCTTATGAGCGATTCAGGGAAGTCAATGAACAGGCTAAAGCATCTAAGGATGCTGCAGAGAACTACGGCAAATGGTCGGAAGTTATTGATCGCCTGAAGGAACAAGGATATCAATCCGCAGAAGACGTTAACCGCGCTTTGCGGGAACAAGCAGTTCAACAGCAAGAGCAAGAAATTCGCAGCCGTTATGAACAGCATGCTAATGAAATTGGAATAGATCCAGCATTAGCAAGAACTCAAGCAGAAGTTGAAATTCAAAAGCAACGATATGACAGCTTGGTTTCTACGATGTCTGATTACATGCGAACAAATCAACGCGAGCAAGCAATGTCACAATTTCCATATGCTAGGCGCGGAGAAATGGTCGTGGACAATTTAATTAAATCAGGTGTGGATCCTGTATCTGCGGCTGAGATTGTTCACAATCAAATTGTTAATTTGACTGAATCTCTTGTTCCTGAAATTACGGCTATGATTGCACAACAGCGATCCGTGCCTACACCACTCGACACTTCGTTATCTGCTCAACCAGTAATTCCACAACCTAATCCGCAAAAACAAAATGGATTTGGACGCATCACGAGTTTACTTGGTATTGGCAGAAACCCTAATTCATTATAGGAGCTAATAAATGGCTATTGATTTTAATGGAGCGTTGACGCTTGCCGATCAAGCAATTTTGTCAAACGACCCTCTTGTAAAAGAGATTACTAAGAGTCTGCATAAGACATGGAATGCAATTAAGGATATTCCTTTTAAGACATCTCCATCTTTACGTCAAATCGGACAGCGTTATGTCAACTCTGGTATTCCGCTACCTAACTGGACAGGTATCAACTCAGAGCCTGTAGCTGTTAAGGGTAAACCAAAGTCTTACGAAGAGCAGATGTATCTCCTCCGTAATAAAATTACGGTAGACCATGTCTTGCTTGATCAACCAAATAACATCATTGACCCTGTAGAAGCACAGGTTCAAATGTTCTTGGAAGGTTTTGCTTATGACTTTAACGATAAGTTTATTAACAATGACCCAACAAGCTCGGCAGCTGGAAACAGCCCTGACGCATTCCCCGGTCTTTCTTATCGTTTAAACAACTACCTTCAGTTTGATATTCCAACAGACTTGAACGTGTATAGCCAAGCTGACATTTCTATGAATAACCTGTTGGCTGCATCATCGGCTTACGCTGGAGCTGGTGCTGCTAACCGATTGATTGCTGATCTTCAATCGTTGTTAGATGCAATGAACGCACCAGATGGTGACGGCGTTGTATTCTACTGTTCTGAACAGATGAAGCGTCAACTTGAAATGGCTATCCGCGCTATGGGTATTGGCGCAGGTTTTGACATTACTCAAGACTCGTTTGATCGACCAGTAGAAAAGTACAAGAACGCAACTGTACGCGTTGTTGGACGTAAGGCTGACGGTTTAACTCCTGTTATTTCTAATACACAGGTGGTAACAAACGTTGTTACTGGTGTTTTACAGCAGTCTTATCAAGGCACAAGTTCGTTGGCTAACAACGGTGCTGCAACTGGCCAGATTTTTGCCGTTCGCTATGGCGATGGTTATGTATCTGGATGGCAGTCTGGTCCATTTAAGCCACAGTACTTAGGCTTAAGCAAGGAAAACGGCATCATGCACAACATCCTCTTTGACTGGGGATGTGGTCTGTGGATTCCTCATGTACGTGCAGTTGGTCGTTTAAGCGTTAAGGTCAACTAAGGAGAATATTATGGCTAGAGATTACAAGCTCACATTTCGATTCGGAGCTGGCGTTAACGGCTCTTCTGGTGGCGGCGTTGGCGTCCCCGGCACCGGCGTCACGTCAATGGTTTCATCCTTTGTCGGTATGACTGGTACAGCTGCACCAACAACCAACACAGCATCTAACAACTTGTTTAGTTGTCCTCTTGCATGGGGTGGTTGGACGCAGACTGCAGGTGGTATTGGTCCTGCATACGCAGAAGATATGCCGGTTGCTCCATCCGACATTCTTGCTGGACATAGTAACCGTAATGACATGTTTGTTATTATTGACACTATGGCAGCAACTACGTTGACTACTGCGCAGACATTTGTTGCACAGGTTTCCACCGATGCTGTTACGTGGACAACTGTAGGTACTGGTGAAACTACTTTGCCCGGCAGTACAGTGACTACACCAACAGCATTGACAGTTGCTTCTATTGCATCGTCAACAACTTATACAACAATTACTACTTCTGCATCGCATTATGCTAAAGTTGGTGATTTGTTAATTGTTACTGGTGCAGGTACTGCCATTAGTTTTACAGTAGCTGGTGAAACTGTTGCGGCAGCAGTAGGGCAAATCTATGAAGTTGCATCAACACCTTCTGCTACTACGTTAACTTTAAAAGTCCCCGGATACCCCGGAACAACTTTAAAGAACAACAACTTAATCGCCTCTGCAGTACAGCTAGTCACAGGTGCTTCAGCTGTAACTCCAACGCTTACGATTGTTGGCCCCGGCGCTAATACTAACACTGGTGTTACGCCAGTGTCGATTACTCAGCAGATTACAATCCCGCTACCTCCAACTGCCAAGCCATACTTGCGCATTGCTGGTTTTGGTGGTTCATCTGCTAGTGGATACGGAATTATTCGTGGAGCTTACATCCAGAATTCCCGTGTTGGTGTTGTAAGGTAAACCAATGAATCTAGGTCAAATTAAACAAAAAGTGAGAATGATGGGGCGTCATTATTTTGGCTCCGAATCTGATCGCGATCCATTTGGCCTAGATTACATTATTCTTGAGACGGCCAATGAGATAGCTCGTAAAACGGACTGCCTTGTTGGTCGTCGTTATTTATCTATCGATGCAGGCGTATCCGATTATTGTGCTCCAGATGTGTACAAAATTAGGGTACTTAAAGTTCTTAATGAAGCTGACGAATACGTTCAATTAAAATTGTATAGTTACAGTAATCAAGTTATTGATCGATGGCGGTCACAGGGTGAAGATAATTATCCGCAGGTTGCTTCATTGCGTGGCATGAATGGCATTTCTTTGTATCCCACGCCAATGTCAGATGTAACTAATGGAATTTTAGTTGAGGGTTATGTTCAACCGGGAGATTATTGGGCATATGACACAACTGGAACCGCACTTGCTAACACAGACTCAACGCAATGTCCGTTACCTGAAGTTGCGCATGATTGTTTGGTATACGGTGTTCTCTACACAAGATCTTTGCAAATGCGCGATAAAGACGGCATTGCAATTTTTAAGCCAGAGTATTTAAATCGCTTAGGACAAGTTGAAGGCTTTGCTGCAATATATGAGCGGAGAACAGTTTAATGGCTATTACATTTACTGCTTTACGTAATGAAGCACTTAAGTTATTAAATGAAACTAATACATCTGTTGTTGGAGAATTAGCTACAGGTTTAGGTTCAGCTGCAACCGTAGCCTCTGACACCACAATTTTAGATTACGTAAATGAAGCGATTAAAGAAATGTGTCGCACATGTATTTACAATTATGAGTCACTATCGTCGGCTACAGTGTCAACAAGATTAACAGATTTACGAGCTACTACTGTATGGCACCCAATTACAGTTACAGTAGCCGGAACACCAATGATTCATTGCGGTGAACCAGAATTACGAGTGTATGATTTAAATTATGTCAACACTACCGGAACTCCTACTCATTGGTATCGCAGTGGTGAGTGGAATGTTGGATTGTATCCAGCTCCATCATCGGGTGTAGCCGTTGTTATCAGTGGGGCTTCTGTACCGGCAAGTATTACTAGTGGTGATTCTGTGAGCATTGCTCCTGACGATATTGTATTAAAAGCAATACCTGCATATGTTGCGGGTAAACTAGCACTTAAAAATTTTGATGATCCATCGCTTGTTGGTAGAGCATTTTGGAAAGACTGGTACGACACTGCGCGTATGAATCTTTGGGTACAACTTGATGCGAGTTTACGCATGCCCGGAGGTCCATACGCTATTCCACCTGTAATGGCTACAAGCAAATGAAAATAGCGTACAACCGATTATTAATAATTGCGTTAGCTGCTTTTTTAACTAGCGCAGTACCAGAATTTAATGCTGCGTGGAAATCGTTTCACATATCCGACAATGCTACCTATGGCACGGTAACGAAAACTTTATTGTTATCTAGCATTGAAGGTTTACGTGCTGGTATACCTGCAATGGCTACTGCGTTGATTGCATTTTTTATGAGGCAAGATAGTAGCTTACCTGTGTTTTCTATGAGATTACCGGAGGTTACCAAAATCAGTGAAACGACGAGGCACATCGATGGATAAGTTGCATCTTGATTGGAATCAATTACTTGCCGGGTTTATCGGCGCAATTATTGGTACCGATTGGCACAAAATTAAAACAGTAATGCAGGGAATCATTATGGTGTTGTCAGGAACTGCGTCAGCAATATACTTGACTCCATTGGTTGCAAAACAACTAGGATGGGATCAACCACATCAGATGATTGGCCTATCATTCTTACTTGGCACTCTTGGTCTGCGTACGGTACAAGCTTTTAACCTAATCATCGAGAAGTCTCTTAAAAAGGTGAGTGAGTAATGGCACAAGTAACAACTAATGTGCGCTTGCTTTCCGTAGAGCAAACAGACACTGGTGCATTAATTTTTAGGTTTAGTGACAATCCGTTAGTTGGTGTGTATTTTGAAAACATGGATGTTTTTAATGACCTTATCCAGAAACTGGAACCATACACAGAACTACTTAAAAAACTACTCATACTTGACTGGTCGCAGGAAAATGTTGAAGGTAAATATGCAATGCTTGATTGCGATACTCCTGATGACATTTGGGTTAAAGGGACAATGACTGCACCGTAATGAATCTTGTAACCATAACAGAAGAATTAAAAGATGTAGATTACACAGTCGATGGATCTGTTACTTTTAAATTCGTGTCTGGTGACATGGGGTCTAAATCGGACGCCGACATGATTAC